GCGCGACGTCACCGTCAAGGGCCGGCTCATCGACATGATCGCCGTCCCCTACGAAACCCCGGCATGGGTCCTCGCCGACGCCGGCCCGTACCGCGAGCTGTTCAGCCGCGGCGCGTTCAGCAAGTTCGAGAACCCGCGGCTGTTCCACCGCGTCCACCTGCGCTACGAACACACCCCCGGCATCCCCTACGGACGGGCCGTCGACCTGCGCTCCGACGACCAGTACCTGCGCGCCACCATGAAAGTCACCGCAGGCGACTCCGCCGACCGGCTGCTGGCCCAGGCAGCCGACGGTGACATCGCCGGCGTGTCCATCGCGTTCATCCCCGGCGTCGACGTCGACGACCGCGACGACCACGGCCCGCTCGTCCGCCGCGTCACCGTCAAACACCTCGAAGAAATCAGCCTCACCGAAACGCCGGTGTACGCCGACGCGAAAGTGCTCGCCACCCGCGCCGCCACCGACCAGGCCCGCACCGACATCCTCCAATGGGTGCAATCCGTCCGGGGTGCCGTGTAGCATCAGCGGTGACGTAAAGTCCGGCACCCCGGCGGACCCCTGTATCGGTCCGACCAGCACCCCGGTAGTCCAAGAACCCACCCACATTCTTGCGACCAGCCGGGAGAACCCAGCCGTGGACACCGCCGTCATCACCAAGCTCCGCGAAGACCTCGACGCCGACCTCACGCAGATCGAGGCGCTCGCCCAGGCCGACGACTTCACCGCCGGCGACGACACCGTCGCCGCCCTGCAGCGCGCCGCCGACAGCAAGCGGGCCCGCATCGAAACGCTCACCCGCGCCCTGCAGGACCGCGCCCAGCTCGACCGGCTGTCGACGTCGCTGACGACCACGCAGCGCACCCAGCAGCAGCTCGCCGACCAGCGCGCCAACACCGGCAGCAGCCTCGGCGACGTGTTCGTCCGGTCCCGGCAGTTCGCCGACTGGTCCGGGTACGGCCAGTCCGGCAAGGTCGAGGTGCCGTCGTCGCACCCCGCGGTGCAGAAGCGGGCCGTCACCCTGCCCATCACCACCGCCGACCTGCCGTCGTTCCTGTCCCCCGGCTGGCAGCCGCTCGTCCTGCCGCAGCTGCTCACCCCGCTGCTCGACCTCATCCCCACCATCACCACGTCGATGACGTCGTTCCCCGTCGCCGGCACCAAGGTCAGCGAAGGCGGCGCCGCCGTCGTCGCCGAAGGTGCCGCGAAGCCGCCGCTCGACATCGTCGAGGACAAGGTCGACGTCACCCTCGACATGGTCGCCGTTTACACGCAGGTCACCCGCCAGGTGCTTGCCCTCGGCGACTCCACGTTCATCCGCGACGCCATCGACACCGAGCTGCGCAACGCGGTCCTCCGCAAGCTGAACGAGCTCGCCGTCACCGCCCTCACCGGCGCCACCCTCCCCACCGCGTCCGTCGCGACCGGCGGGAACCTTGTCGGCGCGATCCGCGCCGGCGTCGCCACCGTCCAGTCCGCCGGGTACAACCCGACCGCCGTCGCGATCAACCCCGCCGACTACGCCGCAGCCGACACGCTGCTGCTCGACAAGGCCGGCGCGTGCTGCAAGGACGGCTACTGGGGGCTGCAGGTCGTGCCCGTCCCCGGCATGGCAGCCGGCTCCGCCATCGTCGGAGACTTCGCCGCCGGCATGCGCCGCTACGTCCACACCTCCGGGCTCGCCCTGTTCGCGACCGACAGCCACGCCGAGACGTTCATCCACAACGTGATCACCCTGCTGTGCGAGCAGCTGTCCAAGACCGTCGTCACCCGCGTCGACGCGTTCGCGAAGGTGTCCGTAGCGGGCCCTTGACAGGTGGGGGCCAGTCCCCGCCGGCCCCCCCACCTGACGTCCCCGACGAGTCGTGGACGAAGGCGGACATCATCGAATGGCTCCGCGCAGCCGGAGTTGACATCACCGACAAGGCCGCCCGCACCCTGTCCAAAGCCGAGCTGCTCGACCTGGTCGCCGACGTGGTGTCCCCGTGACCGTCCACGTCGACCAGGTCGCGCAACACCTCGGCATCCCCGCCGACCCGCGCATGCACGCCGCAACCCTCGCGGCGTGCATGTGGACGGTCAAACGTCGCTGCAACACCCCACCGCAAGACCTGTGGGTCGACCCCGACGTCGTCCAAGGCACCGTCCTGTACGCGGCGCTGCTGTACCAGGCCCGGTCGACACCGGCCGGGTTCGCCGGCTACGACCAGGTCGCGTTGGCCACCGACACGTCCACCGAAGCGTTGTGGCGGGCCCGCGAGCTCGTCGGACTCGACCCGGTCGTCGCATGAGCATCAACGACATGCTCGACGTCCTCCACCAAGGCGTCAACACCGTCATACCGGCCACCCGCGACCCGGCGTTGCTGCTCGCCATGGTCGCCCAGGACCCCGTCGTCGCGTTCATCGACGCACCCACCGTCACCCCTACAGCGCAATCCGGGTCCGCGTGGCTGTCCATCCCCGTGCACGTCGTCATGCGCCCACCCGCCGGCGAGCACGACCTGCGACCTGTTCTCGACGTCATCCCCGAGCTGATCCGCAACCTGTCACCCAACGGCGACATCGCCCCGGAAACGCTGCGGGTCGGCGACCAGACCCTCCCCGGATACCAGCTGACCGTCCGCGCCCGCACCGACTGCTAGGAAGGACAACCGTCATGGCCACACCCACCGACGCGAAGTGGACGCCACTGGGACCGGGCACGCTGACCATCAAGGTCGGCACGGCCGGGCAGGCAACCGAGTTCGCCTGCGAAGTGCTCGGCGCGTCCGTCACCCACGATTACGAGGAGAACGACACCCGGCGCATGCTGTGCGGCACCGTCCGCGGCGGCGGCGGGTCCCGCACCGACGGGTTCAAGGCCGACCTCGAGAACGACCTGTCCGCAGCCGGCCTGTACAAGTTCCTGTTCGACCACGACCTGCAGCAGGCGCAGGTCACGTTCACCCCGAACACCGTCGACGGCGCCCACTGGGTGATCGACGGGATCACGCTGCAGCTGCCAGACGAGATCGGCGCCGACGAGTTCGGCAACCCGATCGCGTCGAAGGTCGAATGGAAGGGTGGGGTCGCGGCGTTCACCCCATCCACCGCGGCAGCGACCACCTCATGATCGGCGTCACCTACCACGTGGTGCTCGACGACGGCACCGAGTACGACTTCCGATCCACCATGGTCGACGAAATGGCGTGGGAGTCCTACGCCGCCAAGCACAACCTGCCGATCATGCCGAAGCAGGGCCGTGACGGTGTCGACATGTCCGGGTTCCCGCTCGGCACCAACGGCGCCGTCCTCGCCTGGTCGCACGCGAAGCACCAGCGTGGCGAAACAACCGGCCTCGACGCGTACGCGGCCCGGCTGGTGTCCGTACTGCCCGGCGTGGACACCGCGGACACCCCGGACCCTACCCGGCCGGCACCTGGTGCCGGCTAGTAGCAGAGGTGGCCGTGGCAACCCACACCAGCCCCGCCGACTGGGGTGCGCCCGTCGACCAGACGATGCTGCTCACCGTCGTCGACATCCTCAACGACCAGGCCAGGCAGGCGCGCCGTGCCCGCTGAACCGATGCTGCAGATTCTCGGCGCCCGGCAGCTGCGGGACGCGATGAAACAGGCCGGGGTCAGCCTCGACGACCTCAAACCGGTCAACGCGCGGGCCGCGCAAGTCGTGCAAGCCGCCGCCGCCGCCCGCGCACCGCACCGCAGCGGCAGACTCGCCGGGTCGCTGCGCTCGTCGGGCACCCGCCGCGCCGGAATCGTCCGCGCCGGCGGCGCCCGCGTCCCCTACGCCAACCCCGTCCACTGGGGCTGGCCGCGCCGCCACATCGCCGCGAACACGTTCGTCGTGGACGCCGCCCAAGCAACCGAACCGGTGTGGGTCGAGGTGTACGCGCACGACATCGAGAAGCTGCTCGAGCAGATAGCGGGGCAGGTGCAGTATGGGTAAGACAGCGATCCTCGCCGTCCGCATCACCGGCGACGCGAAAGGCGCGAAGCAGGCGTTTGACGAGACGGCGTCGGCGGCCGACAAGTTCAAGTCCGGACTCGACAAGGTCACCCCCGCCGCGACTGTCGCGTTCGCCGGTGTTGTCGCCGGCGCCGCCAAGGCGGTGTCCGCCGCGTCGGACCTGCAGCAGGCGTTGGGTGCGGTGAAACAGGTGTTTGGCTCGTCGTCCGGTGAGATTGAACGGTTCGGGAAGTCCGCGGCGCAGAACCTTGGGCTGTCACAGTCCGCGTTCTCCCAGCTGGCCGCCGTGTCCGGGGCGATGCTGCAGAACCTCGGGTTCTCCGCCGGCGAAGCCGCGAAGCAGACCGAGACGTTGGCGACACGCGCCGCCGACCTCGCATCGGTGTTCGGCGGGTCCACGCAAGAAGCGATGGACGCGATGAACGCGGCGCTGCGCGGCGAGTTCGACTCGTTGGAGAAGTACGGCATCAAACTGTCACAGGCGGCCGTCGACCAGAAAGTCATGGCGATGGGTTTGGACACGTCGACCCAGGCCGCCAAGACCCACGCGCAGGCCCAGGCGGCGCTCGCGCTGATCATGGACCAGTCGGCGGCGTCGGCCGGCAACTTCGCTGCCGAAACCGGCACCATGGCCGGCGGCACACAAGTCCTGTCCGCGAAAGTAGAGGACCTGTGGGCCAAACTTGGGCAGAGCTTGCTGCCCGTCGTGCAGACCGTCGTTGGCTGGCTGTCACAGTTCGCCGACTTCGCGTCGAAGAACAGCGACCTGATCACCGTCCTCGCCGGTGTCGTCGGCACCCTCGCCGGCGCCGTCATGGGCATCAACGCGGCGTTGAAGGTGTGGGCGGCCGTGCAGCTCGCGGTGAACATCGCGCTCGAGGCGAACCCGATTGTGCTGATCGTCACCGCGATCACCGGCCTGGTCGCCGCTATCGTCCTCGCCTACAACAACAGCGCCACGTTCCGGAACTACGTGCAGCAGCTGTGGGGCGCGTTGCAGCAGGCATGGCAGGTCATTCAACAGGTCGCCCAGGCCGTCGGACAGTGGTTCGTCAACGCGTGGCACTCGGCCGGCAACGCCATGAACAGTGTGATCGCCACCGTCCGCAACGTCATCGACTGGATTCAGCGGGCAATCGCCGCGGTCCGCAACTTCTTCTCGTCCGGCATCAACAACGTCGGCAACGCCATTGGCGGACTGTTCAAGACCGCGACAGTACGCGTCGCCCCCGACGGGTCCATGTTCCGTGCCGCACCCGCCGGCACCAGCCGCGCCACCACCATGGCCGGCGGCACCGTCGTCCTCAACAACATCGCGTGGAACCCGCACAGCGCAGCCCACGACCTGCAACGCATCCTCACCGGCGCGCAGGTCCGCACCGGGTACTCCGGTATCCGCGCATGACACAACCACCGATCGACGTGTACCCCGGGCAGCCGTGGGAGGGTGCGCCCGCGCCACCACCGGACCAGCACGTCCAGCTGTGGGTCAACGGTCATGAAGTGTCGTGCGACACCCTCGCCGTACTGTCGATCCGCGGCGGCCGCGGCGACTTCCTGAGCGACGCCGACTCCGCGACCGTGTCGTTCACCCTGCAATGGCCAGCCAACACGGCCCCGCCGGCGTTCGGGGACCAGGTCGACATCTTCGGGTGGCTGGTCGGCACCACCCCGGCGCAAACCGGCGCGGCCCTGTTCACCGGGCACATCACCGACATCGCCCTCGAGGACGACTGGTGGCACATCGTCGCCGCCGACCCGCTGCGCCGCCTGCAAGGCATCAAAGTCGGTGACACGCCGTGGCCGGAAGAATCGGTGCAGGACCGCATCGAACGGGTGTGGGACGCGTTGCGTGCCGCCGCGCCGGCACCGGACCGCGTGTGGATGGGCAGCGGGCACGACCTGGTCGCATCGGTCAGCCACATTTGGGGTATCGGCGGCGTATGGGGAGTGGGTGCGTCGTCCACGGTGGTGCGCCGCGACGTCGACTCCCAGCCGGGACTCGACCTGACCCGCGACTACCTGCGAACGTTCCTCGGCGACCTGTACTACCGTCCCGACACGGCGTGGCCGTCACCGC